CGCTGCCAAAGGTAATGCCGAAATATGAGGTTCCCTTTGTATTATCCAAATATCTGACCGTTGTCAGCCAGTCGGGAGCCACCGAGACAATGCGGTAATTTACGTCAGCAACCTCCTCTGGCAGTGAAAGCGTAAACTCAACTGTAGTACCATCGCCAGCCAGATTGTACGTCTGCGTTCTGGAGACGATATACCCCATGCTGTTACTTATCTGGCTGTCTGCGAGGGTTGCGGTACCGTAGTATATTTTGCCGTCTCCACTACTGTCCTTGAATGAGCAGCGCCCAAGTTGGAGCTGACCTATTACGCCTCCGCTGCTCACTGTCCCGGTCGCCGTAGCACCACTGCCGCCACCACCTGAGATAGCAATAGTTGGCGCAGTGGTATAGCCAAAGCCCTTATACAGCACAGATATCTTTGTCACTGCGCCACCGGATACGGTAGCTGTCGCTAAAGCACCAGTGCCGCCACCACCTGAAATCGTGACCGTTGGCGCAGTGGTATAGCCACTCCCCCCGGCAGTAACGGCGATCGACTGGAGCCGGCCACCCCCAAAAGCGATGTCATGCCCTGCATTATTCAGGAACGTCACCCCTTCAATATCAGGCGTGGTACAGGCAGGTAGCCCGGAAAGGTCAGACTGAATATCAATCCCGATACCGGTACTCATTTTGTTCGGGTTATTTTTATCCTCGTTATCAACGTAGACTCTTTTAACGCAGTTCATAATCATGCCGCCGCGTATTTTGAACACGTTAAAACCAGAGCAGTAAATACCAGATCCGCAGCCATCAATATTTGTATTAACAACTGAGCACATCACAAGCGCGCCAAGACTGCCAACGCCAGCACGTTTACAGTTTCGCGCAGAGCAACTGATAACATGGCAGTTATTAATACCGTTTTCACCCAGATAGAAACCATCCTGGCACCCCACGCATGTGCTGTGAATGAATGTGACATTCTGACAACCGTTCATGTCCATGCCGTTATCAACGCAATCAACGCAATACGCATGGCTGGTTGTGTGGTCCTGTATCTTGCTGTGCGCAATGCCAATGAACCCAGCCCGGTATACTTTGTCGTGAAACGAACTACAGCCGCGCGTCAGCCCGCTGGCATCAGCCCGGAATTTGATGCCATTGCTGTCAGTATCCCGGATATCGTTATATTCGGACTCGTGACCAATGCAGTTGGTAATGTACTGGCCTGCGGCTGTTTCGACCGGGCCGCCAGTAATATCACGTATGGTTGACCTTCTGCTGAAGGTATCTTCGCAGTTCTCAAAATACGCACCGTAGCTGTTGAAATCGCGAATATCGATGCCATCAACACCGGCATCCGTCACGCCTACAGCGCTGATACAGCGCCGTATCGATGACTGATTCGCGGAGTTACCCCTCAGGCGACCTTTTTTATTATTTCCCTTGATTACCGAGCCGGAGGATAAAATAAACATGGACGCCGGTGCGTTATCCGGGTGAGTTACCGTTACGTAGTCGCAAATTCTTACAGTCACACCCTCTGGCACAACTGCTGTCGTCAGAACACAACTCACATCGACAATTACAACGCCGGTAGTTTCAACTGCTTTAGCAAATGCCTTTGCAAATGCCAGAGTCGCTTCAGCGCCTTTTGTGACTTTGTAATCTGAGATCCTCGCCGATGCATTTTGGATGTACTTACCGACAGAAATATCAAGAACCGTGTTGACTAAATCAGCACCCAACCCTTCTTCGTCTGAACCCAGGTTTTGGCGAAGCGTGTCTCCATCCATCAGAACGAAGTGAGTAACGTCGTTCGCAAAGCTGGTCGCATCGGTTCCGGTGGTCGTAAACCCGACGTCAGTGGCAGCATTAAGGCGGTAATACTGATTGTCGTAGCGAATGTACTGATTGCGGGCGCTGAACTGAAAAGGACCATCTTCGTAATCCCCAAGAAATACATACCCAGAAGACACGAGAAAGTGTTGAAAACGGTTTTCTTTATCCGCTTGAGAAGCATCAAAAGTGGCTTCCTGCTCGACTATCTGGCTGGTAAATCGGGATTCAAAGTCACTCAGTTTTACCGAAAATGCAGACTCCAGTCCGAACCATGACATACGGCTACGACCGAGCCGATCAGTCCATAAGGATGAAGTTAAATCATTGAGTGCAAGGTCCAGATTCTGAGCGTTATCAAAAACGTTACGCATGTCTGCCGACGGAACCGGATCCCGCGTTAAATAAAATGGCATAGTGGTGTTACCTCAGAAGCGGATCAGGCAGGAATTTCAGGCCAAACGATATCGGGTGCCGTAGATGTATCAATGCGGTTCAATGCAACGCGGTATTTTTTCCACTCAGCCAGTTTCGTAATTTCTTCTTCAGTCTGGATACCAAGCTCTATAGCATCGTTTAGAGGAGCTATTTTTGCGTTTGCTTCGCGCATCAATTCGGTCAATAGCTCAGTAGCATTACTCACTTCAGCCAGGTGTTTAGCTTCTGTATCGTCAACCCAGTTATCGCCATCCCATTTTTGATATTTGTCCGCTGGCGCCTTCGTCGTTACCCCTTCTGGCAGTTCTCCGAGCGCTGAAATCTCAATAGGTTCTCCAGACACTGTGCTGTATACGGTTTTTCCGCGATGGTCCTCAATAAGAGACCACAGCCCAGCAGCTATATTGAAAACCGCTGCTTCTCCGGGTCCTATTTCTGGCGGTGTTATTTGGGTGCAGCAGGCTGGCAATCCAGTGTGAGGCGGGATTGACAACTCTTCAAAGCCCGCCAACTCCCCCGTGTCGTCACTGATATGATAAACGGTTACAACCTGAGTTTTATCAGACATTTCAAAAGTCATTATGCGAGCCTCACGATGTAGTTGAATGCGATGTTTTTAACGGTGTTTTCTGCATTACCAGTAGCATCGACCGTGATGGTATGTGAGTGGGCCCCAATTACTACAGAGTGTGTATGTGCGCCTGCAGTAGATGTCACACCAAAATTATTCCCACTATTATTGCCAACCTCCTGATCACTTCCCCCATGTTTCTGCATAGCAGATCCCCACGTGTGGGAGTGGTCACCGTTACTACTCGTGACTTTAGTTCCAAGATCTGTTGATGAGGCAGATGCTGTGTGCGAGTGGGATTTAACACCATCTTGCTCCTGTGATAGCACCGCACGCCCGGTAGCTGGTTTCCCTTTAATGGTCCAGTTACGCATGTCTGGAATTACACCTGACGGGTACGCAGCAGCCAGTAACGGATATGCCGTCGGACTAAATGTTTGCCCCTGCATAAATGCGAAGTTTCCCTCTGCGGGTAGACTATCTGAGGGCCAAGGGATGGGGGTTCCAACTGGAAGCGCACTCCGCGCAACAGAATTAACTGACATGGTAATCAGGGATACAAGCTTTGCTGTGTCACCATCATCAAGCACATCCTCTCCGGTTGTCTCAGCCATGAACTGAGCTAAGACGCTCGCCATAACGGTCCCCTGCCGCAGCGCTTTATTAATCTGGGCGGCCCTGGCCAGCCCTGCAGTAAATCCTGTAGAAAGGGCGATCAAACCTTCCCATTCCGTCTGTGATGTCACATTTGAGCCAGATGCAATGGCAAATGGTTTAAAGTTGTTAACTGGCATCAGAAATTTTCTCCCCATGCACCGGACTCAAATCCAGCGATATAGTCGTTTTCGACATCAAAACCAAAGAATTTATATCCATTAGAGGGCGTAACCGTTTCTCTAACTCTTACTCCGGCCGCTTTTACCGTAAGGAGGCCAGCACGAACCACAAAAACAAACTCAGCGGGAAGTTTATCTATTGGGTTAATGTCATATCGCGATGGTGTGTAATCATCAGGAAGAGAAATAAAGGGACCACGATTCATACCTGAATCAAATATCAACCGGTCTGTTACAGACATTAAATATTCAGAATCAATGACGATGAGCACTGAGATCGTCATATCCTGATTATCGAGGATGATCATTTTAATCCCAGTACCAGCGAGCGCTGTTTCCAGAATGTCTGGCAGCGTTCCGTTCTGACCATTCCAGTTATTAATACCCACCCTGGCCTTTAACACGACCCGGTACACGTCATCACTCAGGTATGTTATTGCGTCAGAAGACTGGTACGGACCAAGCCAGATCCCCTGGTCCCAGCCCACTCGTTCTTTGTCCCATTCAAGGAAAACACCAGATATCGGCGCGGCAACAGTCCGGGCTACTCCAATCCATTTACCAAGAATATCAAGTTGTGCCCCTACGCCAGTATCTATGTCGAACGCAGAGATAAGACCGGACACTGAACCAGACACATCAATTAGCGGCCTTGTCGACAGGTCAACATGTTTTACAAATTTTGGTTTTCCTGCATGGTAGTTGGAAATAAGTTCGGTGTATTTGCTCATGCTGTCACCGTTATCTCTATATTTTCCACGCTACATGAAACAGCCTCGTCATATACGATTGTGACATTAGCTGCTGCGACGGACTCAGCCGACCGGCCTATTAACAGCTCCATAATGTCGTAATATCGCGCATTCCCACCGCTTACTACGCCGAGATTCGCCGGGGAATAAACCCTGCTCAGCAGCACACCATCACCAATGGCGAGAGAGTTAATGTACGAAGCCACAGCGGCTTTCATTTCATCGCCAATGTCGGAGGTGTAGCCAGTTAACGCCTTCAGGGTAATTGACACGTATACCGGAACATCTACTGGGCGAGAGAAGCGAATGGTATAAGGGTTTCCATACTTATCTGTGACTACCACGGCAGTCGTGCCGTAGGTGGAAACTCCCTGCCCCTTCACGCTTCGGATGGTATTGGCAATTTCTGTTGCATCCCCACCCTCAACGACAGCAGAGATAGAATGCTCTGGTAACCCGTTAGCGTCCGTTGTCTCGGTATCATTCTCAAACAGTTTGTGACGGGTCACGCCTTCAACGTTGGCAATCGCACCATCTACCGCATCAAATGGCGTGAGAGACGCCAGCGCGACGCTTTGCGACTGCCTTACGCGTAGTTCTGCATCTGTTTCCGCCGCAACGCCTACAGTGGCCGCCAGCGGGTTAGTTACCGAAGCCCATCCGCGCGTAGGTGTGTTGATGCCGTTTACCGACCCCGCTACCGCGGCGACCGCTCCCGAGTTTGCACAGGTGGCCGTAGCTACCACTGTCCCGTCGGAGCCAATGACCACCGTTGCAGGCAGATTCCAGACCACGCCATTCGTGTCCCGTACCGAGCCGTTAGTGATGGTTGTACCGACCGTACCGGTCAGCAGCAGATCGACAGTTGAGTTCGTCGCTGCGCGTCGGGTAATGCCGTTAATTTTGACGTTGCTCGTCAGTGCGTCACCCAGAGCCGTCGCCGGCGAGAATGACCGGTAAACCGAAATGGCGGTGTTATTGGCATCATGGATAGCCAGTGCCACCAGCGCCACCAGCTGGCCGTCTTTGCTGTCTGGCTCCAGATAAGCATCACTGCCATAAATCTGCTGAAAATAGCCGGTGATGGTGTCCAGAACGGTCTGATAGTCGGGCGCACTTATCCCCTCAGCGGTTACCGTTGCCGATAAGCCGAGTGTATCGAGGTCCAAAGACATTACGCCTCCGAGGTTACTGTGGTTGTCCCGTAGATGGTTTCTACCGTTGCTGTGAACGTTACACGGCGCGTG